CCCTTTCCTCCCCGCCGCTGGTAGTAGGCTTGCCACAAGGACGGCGGGAGGCCGGTCAGGACTATTTCCGCCTTCGGGGGTTCCATCGTTTCCTCTCCTCCTCACCTTGAAATGCCTCGATCAGGGCGACCAGCGAGTAACAGGTTTTTCCGCCGCTTTTCTCCCGGAAGAGGTAATGCCGCCCGCCGTAGGTTTTCCCGGGAGCGGTGCCGATGAACAGGAGGGGGGCGGCGTGCCCCCTCATCCGATATTCCCGCCCCTCGATGAGCTCCGGCGGAACCGGCTCGACGGGAACCGGGGGAAGCGAATTCCGCCCGGCAGATTCCACTCGGTCATCCTGGGGTGACAGGGCCTCTTTCGCCCATACCTCCACCCGGTCCCGGAGATATGTGGGCCGGAGCCTGTAGCGAATGGCCACCTCCTCCGGGGATTGTGTTTCCAAGGCCTCAAGGATCTCCTCGCGGCGGGAGTCCATAAACCGTCCGGGATTTTGGAGATACTCCCGTTTTTTCCTCCCCGGAGGGAGGGGGGTAAAAAAGGCCTCGAATACAGTCACCATACGGTCAGAACGGTATGTCCGCGTCACCATCGCCATCATCTCCGATCCCGAGGGCCGAGGCCCGGATATCCTCCACCGACTCCTCCGGAGGGAATCCGCCGCCTTCGGACCGCTCCCCGCCGCCGAGGAACGTCACGCCGGTTGCCACAACATCGGTGGCGTACCGCTTCCCGCCCCCGTCCTTCGCCTCGTAGCTCCGGACCTGAATTCGCCCCTCGACCAATACCCGGCTCCCCTTCCGGAGATATTTTTCGCAGTTCTCCGCCATGGGACCCCAGACCACTACGGGAATGAAATCCACGGATTCCTGTTTCTCCCCGCCCCTGTCCGTCCACGCGTTATTCACCGCCACCGCGAACCGGGCCATCGCCTTCCGGTCCGTGGAATACCGGACCTCCGGATCTCGCGCCAGATTCCCCATCAGGATCACCTTGTTAAATCCCCGAGCCATCGTCCATCCCTCCTGAAAATAGATCCCCCTGCCCTGTCTCCCGGTCCAGATCCCGGGCGATCATTCCGGCCTCCTCCCGGAGCCGCCGGAGTTTTGTTTCCAATTGCCGCCGTTTGGTCGGAAGGAAAAATTCAACCTCGAGACGGCGTTCCAGCTTATCGGCCTCGCGTTGCAATTCCTTCCGTCGGTCCTCAAGATCAGTCGTCCGGTTCATATCTCCGCCCCCCTTTCGTGGAAAATGGCGCAATCGCCGCCGTCGCCTCCGGCTTCTGCTCCCGCTGTTCCCGTTCCCTCCGCCGTTCCTCCCGCCACGCGAGGTATTTTCCGCACATCCGATAACCGACTGTATAGACCGGCCCGGATGTTGTATCCTTTCGGACTACTACCCACAATTTCCCGAGGTTGCCGCATTCCCTCGGGCACCGGTACTGCTCCCGGTAATATGCGCATTCCGAGTCGCTCCGCTCCGCCTTCAGGAATTCCAGTTCATCCCCTACGAGATCCGCCTGTTCCGCGTCCGGGAATTCCCGCCGCACCATGGCGAGAATGTCCGCGAGGCGTTTCTCCCGGGAGCGGAACCGGACCCCGGCCTCATACTGCCTCCGGAACACGCCGTACAGCATTTCCCGGACCTTCGTTCCCGCCTTCACCGGTTCCCCCACGTTCCCCGCCTCCCTCCGTGGTAAATCGATTCGAGGACCTTCAGAAAATTCCCCGGCTTCAGGATCCAGTCAAAGACGAACCATCCGCCTTCCATGAGGATCTCGCTTTGGGTGCAATGGCGGAAAAGGGCCTCCCACGTCCCGAGCTCCCGGAAATCCGCCGTTGGCCGGTCCCGCCATAACGCCTTGATCGCCCGCTTTCTCCCGTCGGAAAGCTCCGTGATCCGGGGCTTTCCCCGGGGAGCTATGATCTCGTTCCAGAATTCGACGATCTTCCCGTAGGGGATCCGGACCGCCGGAGGTTTGATGATCTTCTCCTCCGGGGGATCTTCTTCGGCCTCGGAAGAATCACCTGAAAAATCACCTTCGGATACGTCGCCGTTCGCAACGGCGACAAGAGTATTTGTTTTTGATTCTGGTAAGGATAGGAGAGGAGAGGAAAGGAAAGGAGAGGGGGAGGCGTTCCGTAGTGATTCCGTAGGCGTTTCGTAGGCGTTTGAGTAGGCGTTTTGTAGTGATTCCGCAGGGGTTCCGGTCGCGCCGAGGAGCCATTCGGAAGGCATTTCACTTCCCCGAACGCCCGCCGCGAGTAGGCGATAATCTACCGCTTCCGGGCCCTTCGATGAGTTGCATTTTTTACACGTCGGCTGGATATTCTCTATCCCATCGCTCCCCCCCTGATAGATCGGCGTAATATGATCCCGGATCACCGGCCCCTCCGCTCCGCACCGGACACACCGGGAGCCGAAAAATTTAACCATCTCCTTCCATTGGGCCTCCGTGTGGGTTCCTTTTCGTCTCGCCTCCGCGAGCCGTTCTGACCGCTTCCGGTTCCGTTCCGCCGTCTCCGCCGTCGTTCCCCATTTCGCATTCACGGCGTTTCGGGCCTTCTCGCTCCGGGCTTCCGCCTTGATCACCCATGGCTGGTGTTCCTCCCAGTCGTGGAGGAAATAGGTTCCCTCCTCGTCCCGTTCCAGAAATTTGCATTCGAGGAGGGCCCGGCAGAATTCCGCCGGGTCTCCTTCCCACCCCGCCTCGAGGGCGATATCCGTCTCGTCCATTCCGGAGAGGATTCCGGTCGGGTGGTTCATCGCCGTGGCGATCCACAGATCGAGGAGATAGTCCGTTGCCCCGGGGCCGAGAAGGAGCTTCAGCCTCTTACGTTTACGGTGATTCCGGAACGATACCGAGATCCGAATATCCGTGTTCATAGGATTATCCCCTTACATTTCCCGGGAACGAAAGGGGGGATTATACCCCCCCGTTGACATCGGAAAATGGAAGCCCGGGATCCTCCCGCACGGATATCGCCTCGACCTCTTCAACCTCCTCGAAATCAGCGGAGATGATCGGCTCCCGGAAGGAGTTCTCGAGGATTTCAACATCGGTCTCGTCCCACTCTTTTGATGACCCCTTCGGAATGAGGGCCTTGACAGCCGCCATGGCCGCCGCTTTTTTCCCGTCGTGCCGGGCGAGGAAGGAGGCCCAAACGGCCTTCTTCCGGGCCTCAAGATCGGCGGCATAGTCCCTCTCTTCCGATCCGGCCTTGATGGTCTTGATCTTTTCCCGGACGGCCTCCGCCTTCGCCTCGGGAAGTTCCGCCCGGGCGGGGAGGATCTCCGGGGCCTCATTATCGGCCTGTCCCATCTCCTCCCGGGAGTACAGCCCCGAGAGCTCTTGCGGAAAGGCTTTTCTCAAAGCCAACGCCTCGGCGCAATTACCACAAAGCATTGAGAATCCATTTCTACGGACAACAATCACGCCGCTCGGGACTGTCACGCACCAGACAACTCCGCTTCTGTTTTTGGATAAATGCAGAGATGGGCGCGTTGAATTCCCCTGTTTGAATACGGGAATTTTTTCTCTTTCGCTGATGGTGAGTACGTAGTTAGTGCCACCAACATCTGACTGTCGTTTTTTGCGATTTGAAACGGAATATCCGGCCTTAACTGCTAAAAACTCAAACGCTGAAAGTCTTCCAACATCTGAAATGTAAATTCTGCGAACGCCTGTTTTTTTGTTTGTATGTCCGTCGAACTCTTGCCAGGCATCTACGATTGTCTTTGCGTCTTGTGGTGTTATGGACTTCGTAAACTCTTTCATCAGTTGTTTATTGCTATCGATAGCCGCTGACAAAAAGTCTTTTTTGTAGTCGAAAACAGCTTTGTCGAAATTTGACGTAATCGATCGACCTGATTTTGCAATCACGGTATCTCCCGCCGCGTGCTTAACTCGTTCGTTGTTGTGCAATCCAAGAGTTCGAAGCGTTGCTATTTTGTCTGGCCTTGACACTGCGATTTCCCAACCCGAACCGTTTCTAAAATATCCATCAGCGATTACATACCCAACTAATTTCATAAACGGATGATTGCTTGCAACTACTTTGGATACTATTCGCGGGATACTCCAAGGTCCTCTACTATGGCTAGTCTGGAACATTCCCCAAGCCTCAACCTTGCCAAAGGTGGTTATCATGTCGTGATTTGGAGTAACCTTGAAATTTAAGTCGTCTGATTCATATGTCACCATGTCGCCTGAATACTCTTGTGAGAACGGTCGGGAATTGGAAGGTACCAATTCCCCACTTTCGACCATCATGACATTCGCATCGCCTACGTCTTGGAAACGCCGGAATCCGCAATCTGTGAGGACTTCTGTTTCCTCGTCAAAGCACTTGGCGAGCATTACATCCGCCATTTTTTTCCAGAGGCCGGAGGGGCTCCCATCCTTTTTCGTCTGGACGTATCCCGCGAACCGGGCGACGGCCCAGAGGGGCTCCCGGAAATCGGAGCGAAGCACCCCCACTTTCGCGGCGACCGGCGGGAGCTCCGACAGCCAAACGTCCCGCCATTCGCCGTCCTTCCCGCACCAGAAGGGGCCGATCTGGCCGGTATATTTTCCGGACCGCTCCGCGATGAGCCGCATGCCGTCGATGGAGATCTGGACCCCCATGATTTCCCGGCCCTCCCGGTTGTCCCACCGCTTAATCGCGTAAATCTGCCTCGCGAACGGATCCAGCCCAGTCTTATTACAGACCTGAACAAACAAGGCCAGTTCGTCGTCGTCCGCGCCCTTGGCGATCGTCCGCTTGATCAGGTCGATCTGATCCCGGGCGAGGGGCGTAATCTGCCCCTGCGCCGCCGTTATCGGTACAAGACTAGTCGTCATAACCATTTCCCTCCCCGTGGAGAAAATAAACGCTGAAGGGCCGCGAGCCCTTGTTCTGCCGATAGAATTTCTGCATTTCCTCCGCCTGTTCCGGATGGGCGGCGGCGAAAGCCTTATGATCGAACGTCCGGGTTCCGGCCCGGTCCTGCCAGTACACCCGGGCACCGGCCCCCTCCGCTACGGAGGCCCCGGCGACCGTCATAAGGGACTGGATCCCGGCCTCGGCCTCCTCCTTCAGTTCCGCCGCCTCGGCGGTAATCTCCCGCGCCATCCGGTATCGCTCCACCGCCGCCGTCCATTCGTCTCCGTCCAGGCGGACGATCTCCGTGCCCCCCTTGACAGGGGGAAGATCCGGGAGAATCAGGAGCTTGTCGCTCCCTCCCTCCGGGGGTATACCGGACAGCATGCACTCCCAGAAGGCCTCGCCCTTCTCGAGGATCTCCCGGATGATTTCTTCGTTCCGCTCCACGTCGAGCCAGAGGAGCTCCCAGAGATCCGCGTTGAAGATCCCGAAGCTCCCCCATGTGCGGTGTTCCGTTTCGATGTAGTGCTGAAGCTGGATTTGATAGACGGCGGGAATTCCCTCGCGCTTGATTTTGGTGAAGGCCCGGATTCCCGGGCATTTGAGTTCGAGGACCCCGGGGCCCTTCCTTCCGGGGATGGTGGCGATTTCCCGGTCGATGTTCCCGATCATCCACGGATGATACGGGTTCTGGACGAAGCGGTTCACTCGGCGGACCTTCCGCCCGGTAATCTCCGCGTATTTTTTCGCGATAATGGGTTCGAGGACCGTTCCCCGCTCCATGGCCGGGGTCGCCGGTCGCGGCTCCCGGAGTCCCATTTTTTCCTCCCAGAGCTCCCGGGGGCTCGAATAGGGGTGTCTATCCCCGAGGACGATCACCGGGGAGTCGGAGCCGCCGATCCCCTTCCGCCGTTCCGCGAGCCATTCCTCCCGGGTGTGCTCGGTCGTGATGAATACCGTTTTCGCCATCCTATTTCCCCTCCCCAATGTCCCGGAGCCGGGCCGCAAACCGTTCCGCCAGTTCCGCCAGCTCCCGGTACTCGCTCCGCCTTTCGCACCCGTCCTCGGACGGATGGTCACAGCCCGCCGGGCAGACGATCGTATCCGGCGTGATCTGCACCCCGGTTGAATCCGTGTTCCCGGGGATCCGGGAGATCCGGGGGCAGGTCCCGCAAAACGCCTCGCCGATCTCCTCGGCGTATTCCTCCAAAATTTCCTGATTCGTTACCTCGGTTGCGATCATTTCGTTCCCCCCTCTTTTCGTGGTAGAATGGGGGCGGTGTGACAGCACCGCCCGTTTTTCGCCGTGCCCTCCGGGAAACCGGAGGGTTTTTTATTCGTCGTTCGCGGCCTCGGTCTCCGCCGGTTCCGCCTCCATCGCGACGGGCCCCGAAACCGGGAGATCCCATTGGAGTGCCCGCATTTTTTCGAGAAGGCGGACCTCAAACGCGTCGATGGCGGTGCCCATCTCAAAAAGGAGCTGATCATCGCACGGGAGCCCCATGTATCCTCCGGATCCGCAGGAAATCACCAACCGCCGCCCCCGGTTTTCCCGGCACTTCTGAAGATCCCGCGATACGATCCGGATGGCCTCCAAATTTGCGAGAAACTTCTCCGAGAGCTCAACAACGTTTTTCATTTTTTCGAGGGCCGTAGTATCGACCCCGGTGAACTTCATGATCATTCGTCCTCATCCTCCTCGTCCTCGTCCTCGTCCTTCCGCCCCGGCTTGTGCCCTTCCACCCAATCCAGAAACAGCTTCAGGTCCTCCATTTTTCAGTCTCCTTTCCTCCGCCCGGGTTTCCGCCCGCGCCGCCGCCGCCCCTCGCGCCTCCAGTCCGTCCAGATCATCGTCCCCCACGCGAGGGCGCAAATAATCAGGTACTCCGCTACGAGGGCCTTCTCGCAGCCCCATTGGTCGAAAAATTGCTCCATCATCACCTCCCCCTCCAATCCGGCGGGATCGCCCGGGAAGCCGCCCGGGAAAGCCCTCCCCACCACCGGGAGCCGTGCCGCCGGTACGGGCCCCGGACCGTTTTCGCAAACGCGAGGAGCAGAAAAAGGGATCTCATACCCGGGGCCTCGCGAGACGATACCGGGGCGACCGCTCCCCGAGCCATTTCACTTCCACCTCGCCCCGGCCACGGAGCTTCCGGAGCGTCGGCGGTGTCGTCCGGAGGATCTCGCAGATCTCCTCCGTCGTGTACCACGGCTCCTCGTCCGCCGGGGCCGGGGCTGCCGCCAGAACCGAATTTAGAACCTCCATGATCCGGTCCATCTTCCGGTCCAGTTCGGCGATCGCGTCCTTGGAATCACCGCTGATAACGTACAACGTCTCTGCCACCTCGTTCCCCCCTCACGCCTTTTCCTCGATCCCTTTCGCCCCGGGAATCAACCCCGGGAATGCCCTTTTGATCTCCTCCGGAAAGCCGTACACCCTCCCTGCGACGAAGCGAACAATTATGCGGCCCCGCTTCGCCTCCCGGAGGCCCTTGTAGGGCCCTCGTCATCCTCTATGAAGAACCTCCATAGAGGGATCCCCGCCGCCCGGGCGATGTTCTCCACCATCGCAATCGACGGGGTGCCCCGTCCGTGCTCGATATCCGACAGGAACGTCTTCGACATCGAGGCCTTCTCGGCGAACTCGCGTAAGCTGAGGCCGGACGTACTGCGGAGATTTCGTACTTTCTTGCCCAAATCCATCCCTTCACCCCCTTTTCGTACTTCTCGGGCGGATATTACCACACCGCAAGGTACGTGTCCAGCGTGTTTTGGACGTTAAGCACTGCCTTGTCATGGATACTTTTTCGGCGTACTATTTTCTCGGGAATACGAAGGAGCCCGGTTCATCACCGGGCTCCCGCGCTTCCTCTTTCCTCTATTTTCTACCTGTTTCTGTGGTCTTGGTGGAGCTAAGGGCCTCCATCCAACCCTTGGTATTACATCGTTTGTGCATCCTCGTTATACGGTCCTTTATACGGTCCGATCGCTCGCTAGGGGTATTTTTTCTTCCCAGAAAAGTGCGATTATACAATATACTTCAATATTTCACTTGCGCTAGCGCAACTTCGGAGGTATCATGTAGTTGAAAGAAGAACAGAACAATTAAATAGGAGGCCGGG